CCCTATTTTTCCCCCGGAGGGAATTTTGGGGCAAACAAACCGGTTTGAACCCCGGTGGAACCAAACCCAAAGTCCCCGAAAGGGCTCGACAACAAGGAGGAACCAGTGCGAATCCGAGTCGCGCATGCGTCGCTTCAGTTCGGCGACAGTGCCAAGCAGCACACCAGTGACATCACCAAGATTTTCGACCGCGCCGTGGCCCGCAGGTACGCCTGGGTCATGGGCACGGAGGCCGGCCCCGGCTCAGGCAACACCGGCAAGGAGCTCATTCGCATCGGAGAGGACCACGACTACAAGCTGTGGGTCCCCGAGGAGCAGGCCAAGGGTCGCGGCCGCGCGACCGACTGCTGGATCGCCGTTCGCAAGGACCTGATCCTCAGCGGATGGAAGACGGGCTACGTCCCGGTCATCCCCGGCAGCCAGGAGCTCTACAAACAGCAGGGTCTCGACCCCGACCTGCAGCCCCGGTGGGGTCCCAAGGGCGTCGTCACCGCCGAGTTCAACTCGCTGCCCGAGCTGGGCGCGATCAACCTCGCGGTTGCACACCACCTGACCAAGGACACCCAGACGATCCACGGCGTCAACCACTCCGAGTGGAACGACAAGCTGGACGTCGCCATGGGCAAGTGGCTCGGCGAGCAGGCCAAGGGCACCGCCCTCGGCTTCGGCTCCGCTGACCGCAACGCCTCCGACCGCCGGAGCAAGAACAACGTTCCCGGCACGACCACGATGGCGGACGAGCTCAAGAAGTGGCAGAACACCGGCCACGGCGACATCGACTGGATCTTCTCGGTCAACAAGGATGGTCGGGTCAAGGCGTCGAACTTCGTCGTCCTCGACGACAAGGAGTTCCCGCTGAACACCGACCACTTCTTCTGTGAGGGCGTCTTCATGGTGGAGGCGCTGAAGCCCAAGCGCTGAAAGGAGTGAGTCATGGCGTCCACGCGCAGAACAGCTGACAGTGGTCAGCAGGGCAAGACACCGCGCCGGCCGCCTGCCATGACTCCCGAAGCGCGCGAGAACCAGATCATCAACAAGGCACTCAATCTTATTGAGCGCCAGATCGAGGACGGGTCTGCGTCGAGTCAGTTGCTGTCGCACTACGCGAAGCTTGGTTCGACGCGGGAACGCCTCGAGCAGGAGCGCTTGCTCCGTGAGGTTGACCTGCTTGAGCGTAAGGCTCAGGCCATGGATTCGGCCAAGCGGATCGAGGAGCTCTACGACGAGGCCATCGCAGCGATGCGTTCCTACGGAGGTCAGCCGGAGCAGCGCCATGATGATTAGGCGTTATTCCGAGCTGGCCTCCTTGGGGACCTTCGAGGAGCGGTTTGAGTACCTCAGGCTTCGGGGCCAGGTAGGCGATCCGACGTTCGGTTACGACCGTTGGATGAACCAAGACTTCTACGCCTCCACCCAGTGGAGGCAAATTCGTCACCACGTCATCGCCCGTGACCAAGGGTGTGATCTGGGTGTCGAAGGCTTTGAGGTCTTCGATCGGATCTACATCCACCACATGAATCCGATGAGCGTTCAGGATCTCCAGGATGGCAACGAGGATGTCCTCGATCCGGAGTTCCTGATTTCTTGCACACACAGAACACACAACGCCATTCACTACGGTAACGGGAGGCACCTTCCCCGGCAGCTCGTTACCCGACGTGCAGGCGACACCAAGCTTTGGTGAAAGGAGCAGACATGGTGAACAACAGAGCAGAGGCGGTGGAAGCCGCACTGCGAACGACCCGCAACGTGCCCAACACGTGCCAGCTCGTGACCCGAGGCTGGTTCAACGCGCCGAGCGTAGGAGACTTCGATGGTGACGGTGCAGCTGACGCTGAGGACGGGTGGAAGTCCGAGCCGGTCTCAGCCCGCCACAGCGACCGCAATCCTCCTGCGGGAGTACCCGTTTCTTACCTTGGAGGTAGCAGGGACAACGGGCACCGTGCGATCAGTCTCGGCGGGGGCAGGATCCGTAGCACGGACGCTGGTGGCTCTGGTGTTACTGCGACTGTGGATCTGGCTTGGCCGGAACGCGCGTGGGGTCTGAAGTACGTCGGCTGGTCTGAGACCATCGACGGCATCCAGATCCCGCCGGTCCCGCCGGTCCCGCCGGTCGGTCCGAAGACCCGCGGTGAGAACGTCGACGAAGCTCTCAAGCGCCTCGCGCGCGCGGAGAAGCTGGCCAAGGACGGCACGACCAGGGACACCCTCATCAAGAGGGCTCTGGCTCAGCTGGCCAAGATCAAGCCGACTCGCTAGTCCGCAGCCGGTCATAATGGAAGCCAAAAGAAGGAGGTGACCCCAATGGAAGACAGCATCCTCAAGACAACCAAGAAGATCCTCGGGATCGACGCGGCCTACACGGCCTTCGACCTCGACATCATCACCCACATCAACATGGTCTTCACGACCCTGCACGATCTGGGTGTAGGACCGCCCGAAGGTTTCTTCATCGAAAGCGATGAGGCGAACTGGGTGGACTTCGAGCTCGACCCGCTTCAGCGGAACGCTGTGAAGACCTACGTCTTCCTGCGGGTGAAGCTCGCTTTCGACCCGCCGCAGACCTCGTTCCACATCCTGTCGCTCGAGAAGCAAGTGCAAGAACTCGAGTGGCGCCTCAACGTCAGAAGGGAGAACGTTGCATGGGTACCGCCATCGTCGCCATCCCTTCCGTAGACGACCACGTCTGGAAGGTGTCGAGCGAGAAGGTTCCACACCTCACGATGCTGTATCTCGGGGATGTCCCCGAGGAGCACATCGCCCAGATCGCCAAGTTCCTCGAGCACATCTCCGAGGTGTCCCTCTACCGGTTCGGCCTCTCGGTCGACCGGCGGAGCGTCCTCGGGGACGACCAGGCAGATGTCCTGTTCTTCGAGAAGGGTTGGAGCACCAAGGAGGTCTCGGAGAACCGGGGCTTCATGCTGCAGAACGACCTGATCAAGCAGGCCTACGACACCGCCCCTCAGTTCGAGGGGTGGACCCCACACCTCACCCTCGGGTACCCCGGCTCCCCCGCCAAGGAGGACGACCGGGACTACCCGATTTCCTACGTGCGATTCGACAAGATCGCACTGTGGACGGGTGACTCCGAAGGACCGGAGTTCGAGCTCGAGGACAGGTACAACGACATGGCCGACACAGCCGCCTGGGGTGATCTCGACCCCGACAACGTGGACGATATCCTCGCCCACTACGGGATCAAGGGGATGCGCTGGGGCGTCCGCAAGTCCGAGCATGAGGGCGGAACCCGCGCCAAGCGGGCACCCGTTCCCGTATCTGCGGACAAGCAGAAGGCCAACGAGGCCGCCGCTCGGGTGAGCAAGAAGGGTGACACCTCCGCGCTCTCCAACCAGGAGCTGCAGCAGCTCGTCCAGCGGATGAACCTGGAGCAGCAGTATTCCAGGCTTTCGTCCCAGCCGGGTCGTCTCGAAGCCGGCAACAAGAAGGTGAAGCAGCTCCTCGACACTGCCGACACGGGAACCAAGCTGGCGAAGCTCGCCGGCAAGACCCCGGCCGGGCAGAAGGTGGGCAACTTCCTCAAGAAGAACCTCCGCAAGGCGGCGCTCGCAACCGCGGTCGGCGCAGGGAAGCTCTACTACAAGTCTCGAAAGGGGTGACACCCATGGACAAGAAGCAGCAGCTCAGCCAGCTCAGTGAGCAGCACGCGAACGCGAAGCGCAAGGGCCACTTCGGCAAGGCGCGGAACCTCCGCCTGTAGGTCAACGAGCTCGCCGGCCAGAAGAAGGCTCGGAAGGCCGCCGCCAAGAAGACGACGGCCAAGAAGACCGCCGCCAAGAAGACGACGGCCAAGAAGACCGCCGCGAAGAAGTCCTGAAGGGAGGGTTGGCGATGGCGACCATCGAAGTCGACGGGCACATACTCAGCAACGACGTAGTTCCCGTTTACTACGGTCAGTTCCGCGCAGCAGTTGAGCGTGGAGACATCCCTGTGAACGTGGAGATCGCACAGGAGATGAACCGGATCGATGCTCTCATCGCCAACCCGAACATCTGGTACGACGAGCAGGCCATCGAGGGCTTCCTCCGGTTCTGCGAGAACGAGTGCACGCTCACCGATGGTGGGGACCTCCACGTCCTCCCGATCTTCAAGGTGTGGGCCGAGCAGATCTTCGGGTGGTACTACTTCGTTGAGCGTCAGGTCTATGAACCGACCGAGGGCGACCACGGAGGCCACTACGTCACCAAGACGGTCAAGAAGCGGTTGACCAACAAGCAGTACCTCATCGTGGCTCGAGGCGCCGCCAAGTCGATGTACGTGTCGCTGATTCAGAACTACTTCCTGAACATCGACACGTCGACGACGCACCAGATCACCACCGCCCCGACCATGAAGCAGGCGGACGAAGTCATGTCCCCCATCCGTACCGCCATCACGCGGGCCAGGGGACCACTCTTCCGCTTCCTGACCGAGGGATCCCTCCAGAACACCACTGGATCCAGGGCCCTCCGGCAGAAGCTGGTGGCCACCAAGAAGGGCATCGAGAACTTCCTCACCGGTTCACTCCTCGAGGTGCGACCCATGAGCATCAACAAGCTTCAGTCGCTCCGCACCAAGATCAACTCTGTCGACGAGTGGCTGTCTGGTGACATCCGAGAGGACGTCATCGGCGCCATCGAGCAGGGTGCGTCGAAGGTGGACGACTACCTGATCATCGCCGTGAGCTCGGAAGGAACTGTCCGAGCAGGTGCTGGCGACACCATCAAAATGGAACTGCATTCGATCCTCCGGGGTGAGTACAACGCACCCCACATCTCCGTCTGGCACTACAAGCTGGACAGCCTGGAGGAGGTTGCGGATCCGGCCATGTGGTTGAAGGCCAACCCGAACCTTGGGAAGACCGTCAGCTACGAGACCTACCACTTGGACGTTGAGCGAGCCGAGAAGGCTCCTGCCTCGAGGAACGACATCCTCGCCAAGCGGTTCGGTATCCCCATGGAGGGGTTCACCTACTTCTTCACCTATGAAGAGACCGTTCCCCACCGCCCGCAGAAGTTCTGGCAGATGGCCTGCGCCATGGGCGCGGACCTCTCACAGGGTGACGACTTCTGTGCGTTCACCTTCCTCTTCCCACTCGGGCGGGGGCGCTTCGGAATCAAGACCCGAAGCTACATTTCTTCACTGACGCTCATGAAGCTCCCCGGGGCTATGCGTCAGAAGTACGACGAGTTCATCGCCGAAGGCAGCCTCCACGTCCTCGAGGGCACCATCCTCGACATGATGGAGGTCTACGACGACCTCGACGCGTTCATCCAGCAGGAAGAGTACGAGGTCCAGGCCTTTGGCTACGACCCGTACAACGCCAAGGAGTTCGTTGAGCGCTGGCGTACGGAGAACGGTGACTGGGGGATCGAGAAGGTCATCCAGGGTGCTCGAACTGAGTCGGTTCCTCTCGGGGAGCTGAAGAAGCTGTCCGAAGAGCGGCTGCTCATCTTCGACCAAATCCTCATGTCGTTCACGATGGGTAACGCCATCACGATCGAGGACACCAACGGAAACCGCAAGCTCTACAAGAAGCGCAATGAGGAGAAGATCGACAACGTGTCTGCCCTCATGGACGCTTTCGTTGCTTACAAGGCCAACAAGGAGGCTTTCGAATGACAGACCAGGTACCGGAGTTCGCATCTCCGCAAGAGGCCTTGGCGCACTACGGTGTGAAGGGCATGCAGTGGGGTGTCCGCAAGGCACAGGATTCCGCCACTTCGGTGAAGCGATCCAAGCCCACCAACACCGAGATCTACGACGCTCGAGCCAACCAGGCCTCGAAACTGCGTGCGATCAACAGCCAGATCGACAAGACCAACCTCTCCACCGGCAAGGCCCAGGAGAAGAACGCCAAGAAGCTCTCCGACATGTCCTACGACATGCTGAAGGACCCGGACCGCGCCACCGCTCTTCGCCTCACCACGGGCGAGAAGGTCGCGCTCGGAATCCTCAACGTCGGCTTCGGAGGCGTCGTCATCCCGGTCACGGCCGTCGCCGTCGGAACCCGGTACGCGAAGCGCAAGTCCATCGAGAAGCAGCAGAAGGACCTCGGCGTCAAGCGCTGACCGATCCCGACACGAGACAGAGAGGAGGTGACCTATGGCAAGCGTCTTTGGCCAGCTGAAGCACGCATGGAACGCATTTCTTGACCAGAACGAGGAGTACCGCAAGCGCCCCTACGACATGGGGGCGGCGTACAGCTCTCGTCCAGATCGAGTGCGTCTCCATATCTCCAACGAGCGCTCCATCATCTCGGCGATCTACCTCCGGCTGGCCCTGGACCTGGCGTCCACGGACATCCGGCATATTCGTCTGGACGAGGAGGGCCGCTTCAAGGAGGACATGAAGTCCGGCCTTCAGAACTGCTTGCAGCTCGAGGGCAACATCGACCAGGCAGCCCAGGCATTTTTCATCGATGCCTACCTGACGATGTTCGACGAGGGCTGTATCGCCATCGTGCCCATCGACACCGACACCAGCCCCGAGGGTGGCGGCAGCGTCAACATCCTGACGTGGCGTGTTGGTCGAATCGTTCAGTGGTTCCCTCGGCATGTCCGGGTGAACCTCTACAACGACCAGACTGGCCGTCGCGAAGAGGTGACGATGCCCAAGGAGGCCGTGGCGATCGTCGAGAACCCGCTGTACACGGTGATGAACGAGCCGAACTCGACTCTTCAGCGCCTGATCAGGAAGCTGGGGCTCCTCGACATCGTCGACGAGCAGTCCAGCTCGGGCAAGCTCGACATGATCATCCAGCTTCCGTACGTCATCAAGTCGGAGAGCCGCCGCAAGCAGGCGGAGCAGCGCCGGCAGGACATCGAAGTTCAGCTCAAGGGATCGAAGTACGGCATCGCCTACGCGGACGGTACCGAGAAGATCACACAGCTGAACCGGCCGGCGGAGAACAACCTCCTCAAGCAGGTGGAGGTCCTCACCGACCTGCTCTACAGCCAGATGGGTCTCACCCCGGAGATCATGCTTGGCACGGCTGAGGAATCGGCCATGCTGAACTACAACAACCGGACCCTGAACCCGCTTCTGACTGCCATGGTTCAGGAGATCAAGCGGAAGTTCCTCTCCAAGACGGCCCGCACTCAGGGTCAGTCCGTGGACTTCTTCATGGATCTCTTCAAGATCGTTCCGATGTCGGTTCTCGCCGAGATCGCGGACAAGTTCACGCGGAACGAGATCGTTACTTCCAACGAGTTCCGTGGCTTCATCGGAATGAAGCCGTCGAAGGACCCGAAGGCTGACGAGTTGCGTAACAGCAACATGCCGGCACCACTCGATCCCGCAACCGCTCCGGCGGCCCCTGCTCCGGCTTCCGGGTCGGATGGGGAAGCGGACGACTTCGATCCCTTCGCAGGAATCAATGATGCACTGGACGACGCGTTCAAGAGTCTGGAGGGCCTGAGCAATGGCACAGGACCCAGCTGACACCGCAGAAGTAGGCCGCAAGGCCGCTGAGGCCGTGCTCGCGCACGCCAAGGTTTACGACGCGGCCAAAGCTAGGGAGTACTACCTCCGGACCAGACAACTCAAGGGTCGTCGTCCGACAGCCCAGGTCGCTTCGATTGGCCGCCCGGTCGCTCGAGGCGCTTCCAATGCCGAGATGCGTCTGTCAAGGCGCAAGAAGCTGGAAGCTGAGAAGGCAAAACTCGAAAAGAGAATCGAGGAGCTCAAGAATGCCCTCGAGTCCCTAGTCCGGCAGGCCAAGCGCCGCGCCGGCATCTCCGCTTCGGAAGACGCGCAGAAGGGCTCGGATCCGAAGGAACAAGCTGACCGCAACACCCGCGACAAGAAGGACAAGCCTCTCACCGAGAAGCAGAAAGCGGACAAGCGGGAAGCCTCCAAGGAGCAGTACGAGAAAGAGAAGGGCATGACTTTTTCTCGGGAGGTCGAGGCGCTGAGGGATCAGGCCAAAGACATCCGAGTGAAGCTAGAGGCAGCGATCGAGGACGCACGCAAGACTGCGCCTGAGAAGAAGCCTCGCGCTCAGCTCCAGTCCACTCAACAGACGGCATCGAACGGCCGTTGACACACAACAGAAAGGAGACCGTCATAATGGAAGCCGATTTCAGCGGCTACGCCACCAAGGCGGGTCTGAAGTGCTCCGACGGCCGAACGATCACTCGTGACGCCTTCGCGCACCAGGACAAGGTGAAGGTGCCGCTCGTGTGGCAGCACGCTCACAACGAGCCCACCAACGTGCTCGGACACGCCATCCTCGAGTCCCGTGAGGACGGCATCTACTGCCACGGGTACTTCAACGACACCGAGCAGGGCAAGGGTGCGAAGCAGCTCGTCGAGCACGGTGACATCACCGCGCTGAGCATCTACGCCAACCAGCTCGTGGAGAAGGCCAAGCAGGTCCTCCACGGCGCGATCAGGGAGGTCTCTCTGGTGCTTTCGGGCGCCAATCCGGGAGCCCTCATCGACCAGGTCCGCCTCGCGCACAGCGACGGCGAGATCGAGACGCTCGAGGACGAGGCCATCATCTACACCGGTCTCACCCTGGAGCACTCCGAGTCGGCCCCCGAGGTCGAGGAGGAGCCCCCGGTCGAGACCGAGCCTGTCGTCCAGCACGCGGACGACGAGGAGACCATCCAGGACGTCTACGAGTCCCTCTCGGACAAGCAGAAGGACGTCGTCCACTACATGATCGGTACGGCCGTGGAGGCCGCCGAGACCGGCGGTGCTGCACAGCACTCCGACACCATCACCGAGGGCGACCTCACCCACCAGGAAGGAAACGACAACATGTCGCGCAACGTGTTCGACGGCAACGGGACCAAGACCGAGGGCCCCACCCTGTCCCACGCCCAGATCAAGACCATCTTCGACGACGCGCAGAAGATGGGCTCCTTCAAGGAGTCCTTCCTCGCGCACGCGCAGGAGTACGGCATCGAGGACATCGACATGCTGTTCCCCGACGCCAAGAACGTCACCACCACGCCGGAGTTCATCAGCCGGCGCATGGAGTGGGTGGCGAAGGTGCTCGACGGCGCCAAGCACTCCCCCTTCAGCCGCATCAAGTCGGTGCACGCCGACATCACGGCGGAGGAGGCCCGAGCCAAGGGTTACGTCAAGGGCAACCTCAAGAAGGACGAGGTCATCAAGCTGCTCAAGCGCGTGACCACGCCCACCACCGTCTACAAGAAGCAGAAGCTGGACCGCGACGACGTCGTGGACATCACCGACTTCGACGTGGTCGTCTGGCTCAAGGGCGAGATGCGCCTCATGCTGGAGGAGGAGCTCGCGCGTGCGATCCTGATCGGTGACGGTCGGGAGCCCGACGACGACGACAAGATCGACGAGGAGAAGATCCGCCCGATCGCCTGGGACAACGAGATGTACGCACACTCGGTCACCGTGCCGGCGAACATCTCCCCCGACGGCATCATCGAGTCGGTTCTCCGGGCCCGCAAGCACTACAAGGGCACCGGCCGTCCGACCTTCTTCACCACGGACGACATCCTGACCGACATGATCCTGATCAAGGACAAGGTCGGTCGCCGGCTCTACAACACCGAGGCCGAGCTGGCCGCGGCGCTGCGGGTCGTGGAGATCGTCGTCGTCGAGGTCATGGAGGACACCCCGGACCTCCTGGGCGTCATCGTCAACATGTCGGACTACACCATCGGTGCGGACCGCGGTGGCCAGCTGGCCATGTTCGACGACTTCGACATCGACTACAACCAGCAGAAGTACCTGCTGGAGACGCGCATCTCCGGTGCGCTGACCAAGGCGAAGTCGGCCGTCGTCATCAAGCGGACCTCGGGCACCACGGTCACCCCGGCCGTTCCGGCGTTCGACGCTGAGGACAACACGATCACCATCACCGCGCAGACTGGCGTCAAGTACTTCGACGTCACGAACCCGCTGGCTGACGTCGAGCTCACCGCCGGCGACCACGTGATCACGGCCACGACCGACGTGGAGGCGCGTCCGAACAGCGGGTACAACTTCCCGCACAACACGGACGCCGACTGGACGTTCGCCTACACCGCCTGATCTCAGGCATCCTGATGGCGAAGTTCATGGGAGCTGTCGGGTACAACCATGGAACCGTTGAGCAGAAGCCGGGGGTTTTCGTGGAGTCGATCGTAGAGAAGCAGTACTACGGCGATATTCTGCGGAACTCCCGGCAGCTGCGGGACGGCGAGAGCGTGAACAACGATCTCACCGTGGGCAACTCGATCAGCATCGTCGCGGACGCCTATGCGAACGAGCATTTTCACGCCATCAGATTCGTCGATTGGGCCGGGGCGCTTTGGGAAGTTACTGACGTGACTGTTCAGGCGCCCCGGCTCCTTCTCCGGTTGGGAGGTGTCTACAATGGCCGACGAGCCGACAATGACGAAGGGGCGGGCTGAGAAGCACGATTTCTTCAAGTCGTTGACTCCGAACGTCTACTTCCAGGCACCTTCCAACGTGGAGATGGATTACCCGTGCATCAGGTATGACATCGACGACGAGGCGACTCTGTTCGCGGACAACCGTCCATACCGCCACACCTGGCGGTACCAGGTAATGGTGATCGATTCCGATCCGGATTCCGTAATCCGGGACGCGATTGCCCTGCTGCCGATGTGTGCTTTCGAGCGCAAGTACGTAGCAGATGACCTCCACCACTTCGTGTTCAATCTCTTCTGAAAGGAAAACCATGTCCAAGCTCAAGTGGGACGAGGTCGGCAAGCGGTTCTTCGAGACCGGTGTCGACCACGGCGTCCTGTACGTGCCCGACGTCACGGGCGTCTACGCCACTGGTGTCCCGTGGAACGGTCTCACGGCCGTCACGGAGGCTCCGTCTGGCGCGGAGTCCAACAAGCAGTACGCCGACAACCAGGTGTACCTCAACCTCGTGTCCGCGGAGGAGTTCGCCGCGACCATCGAGGCGTTCACCTACCCGAACGAGTTCGAGCAGTTCGACGGCTCGGCCGAGCTGGACCCCGGCGTCTACATCGCCCAGCAGGCACGGAAGCCCTTCGGGCTCTCCTACCGCTCGCTGGTCGGCAACGACCTCGAGGGCCAGGAGCACGGCTACAAGCTCCACCTCGTGTACGGCTGCCTCGCGGCTCCGTCCGAGCGTGCTCGTGCCACGGTCAACGACTCCCCCGAGGCCATGGGCCTGTCGTGGGAGCTGTCGACCACCCCCGTCGCCGTCGGAACCATCGCCGGCAAGGAGTACCGCCCGACCGCTCACCTCACCATCGACTCCACCAAGGTGGACGCCGAGGCCCTCGCGGCCATCGAGGAGGTCCTGTACGGCAAGGACGCCACCGTGGCGCCCGACCCGGTTGCGCCGGCTGTCGTCGCGCGTCTTCCGCTGCCGGCCGAGATCTACGAGATCGTCACCGCGGTCGCCTGACCAACCATCTGAAAGGGGGCCGGAGAGTGCTCACTCTAACTGTAAGTGGCGAGGAGTTCTGGGACGAAGAGTCCGAGAGTTTCGTTACGCCCAACGCTTTCGAGCTGCAGCTCGAGCACTCTCTGGTCTCCCTTTCAAAATGGGAGTCGGAATTCAAGAAGCCGTTCCTGGGTCCGGGGGAGAAGACCAACGACGAAGCACTGGCCTACATCCACCACATGATTGTCGGTGTCTATCTCCCCCGGGAAGCCCTCAGCTGGCTCTCCCAAGAGAACGTGGACGAGATCCAGAACTACATCGCGGCTGAACCCACCGCGACCTGGTTCCACGAAGTTCAACCCGAGGCTAAGTCCGGCGAGACCATCACCTCGGAGCTCATCTACTACTGGATGAGCGCTTTCCAAATCCCCTTTCAGCCCGCAGAGACCTGGCACCTGAGCCGGCTCTTCACGCTGATCCGGATCGCCAACGTCAAGAACTCGAAGCCCAAGCCCATGTCGAAGTCGGAGATCTACGCGCGCAACAAGCGCCTGAACGCCGAGCGACGCAAGCAGATGGGCACCAGCGGATAGGAAGGAGGACGCTAGATGAGCAGACTGGAATGGAACGAAGTAGGCAAGAGATTCTTCGAAACCGGTGTCAGCCATGGCGTCCTTTACCCCCGTTCAGGACCCGGCGTTGCCTGGAGCGGTATCACCGCAGTCAACGAAGCGATCTCTGGCGGTGAGGTTCAGTCCCTCTACTTCGATGGTGTCAAGTACCTCGACATCGTCGCCAACGAAGACTTTCAGGCCACCCTGGAGGCGTTCAACTCCCCGAAGGAGTTCGCTGCCTGCGATGGCAGCAAGACGCTGTCCCCCGGCCTGTTTGCCACACAGCAGCCCCGCAAGACGTTCGGCCTGTCATATCGCACCCTCATCGGGAACGACCTCGACGGCCTCGACTACGGGTACAAGCTGCACATCGTCTACAACTGCGTTGCTTCACCTGCGGGACGGACGAACCAGACGGTCGCGGGCAACCCGACCCCCGGAGTTCGGAGCTGGACGCTCAATGCGGTCCCGCCCGAAGCATCCACGTACAAGCCCACGGCTCACTTCGTGATCGACTCGACTCAGGTCAACCGGTTCATGCTGGAAGACCTCGAGACATATCTGTACGGCAGGGACGGCTTCGAGCCGGCTCTTCCGTCGCAGGAGGAAGTCATCGCGTTCCTGGCCAACGTCATTGAAGAGCCCTTGGGCGACTTCATCTAGGAGGAGATATTTCATGTCTTTGGATCCCGTCTCCTCTGGAGACCCGCACGTCGCAGCTCACAACGAGGAGCGCGAAGCCATCAACGATCTGGAGGGGGCCATCCCTCTCCTGATCCCCAAGCCCGCCACCCCTCAGGTCGGCGACATGCTGCGCTACAACGGGACCGCCTGGGTCTCGTCGGTCAGCCGCCTGTTCGAGGGCAACGGCCAGCCGGAAGGCACGGTCGCCGCTCCGATCGGTTCGACCTATATTCAGCTGGACGGCACCACCGGTGCGGTTCGCTGGCTGAAGGTCGCCGGCGTCGACGAGAACGACAACACGGGCTGGACCCTCGAGATCGGTGACACCAAGTGGCGGAACGTCCTTGCTGACGTCTCGCTGCCCTCAGGTGCAGCCAAGTACGCGGCCAACATCCGTCGGCTGAACAACTGGGTCCAGGTATATTACGACCTAAACACCCCGGCCTCCGGGACCTCGTGGGATGTCATGACCCTTCCGGTCGGCTTCCGCCCGAAGTTCACGATGTCCGGCGCTCTCACCGACAACAACGAGGCTGCCGCCAAGGGGACCTCCGTGAGCTCGGCTGGCGTCGTCAACCTCGCGATCATCCAGAACAAGCGTGACTGCTTCAACGGCTCGTGGTTCACGGATGACCCCTGGCCGGGTGCCCTGCCGGGCGTGGCTCTCTAATGGGCCGGCTGGACTGGGCGAGCATCCCTTCAGGGTACGAGGTCGGCGTGAGCAACGCGGTCCTATATTCTGAGGGTGAGGGTCTTGCCTGGAACGGCCTCATGCAGGTGGATGAGGGAGCGTCCGGAACGCAGAATCTCGACACATATTTCGACGGTCGTCGCCTGGTCATCATCCAGGAGATCGGCGACTTCGAAGCCTCCGTTCAGGCGTTCACATACCCTGACGAGCTGGAGGAACCTGGGATTCAGCGTTTCGGCCTCTCTTACCGCACGCAGCACAGCGCCGGCGACAAGATCCACATCGTCTACAACGCGCTCTTCAAGCCCCCGGACCAGAAGTGGTCGTCGGTGGGGGCGACAATCTCGCCCTCTATTTTTGCCTGGTCCCTCCAGGCATCGGCGGTCAACATCCCGGGCGCAAGGCCCTCTTCTCGGCTGATCATCGACACGGCAGACACCAGCCCTGAGTTGGTTGAGCTGATCGAGGGTTGGCTCTATGGGACCCCGACCACGGACCCTCGGCTCCCAGACCCAGAGGAGCTTGTCGATATTTTCGAGGCGGCAACCACGCTTCGGATCACTCAGAACGGCGACGGAACTTACACCGCCACCGGTCCTGACCATATCGTCGTGCTTCACGGTGATGGAAGCTTCACCATCAACGCCCCGACACTCCAGTACCTGGACGTTGGGAAGTTCGTAGTCGACTCGTTCTGAGAAAGGAGACCCATGGCTACCGCAACCAGCCTGACCGCTGAGACCATCGAAGAGCTGATGGCTGGATGGGAAGGCGTGTCCGTCGTTCAGGAGAGCCAGGCGGCCCTCCTTTCGACCTTCGAGGCGATCCTCGCCACGAACACCGAGAACCTGCAGACCTTCGAGGATGTCACGCTTCCCGCCGTTCAGGCGGAGCTGGCGGCGAGCGCCATATCTATCGCCAACCTCACGGACAACCTGGTTCCTCAGCTCCAGGTCGATATTGCTGCAAACACCGAGGACCTCGAGAATCTGAACGACGTGATCATCCCCGACCTCCAGGCCGGGCTGAACTCGAACTTCCTGTGGATCGAGGAGCTGAACACGGTCACGCTCCCGGCGCTCTATGCCGACCTCGCCGCCAACAACGCGGCCGTGGAAGAGCTGAACACCGTTACCCTCCCGGCGATGCAGACGCAGCTCGACGCCAACACCACGGCGCTCGAGGGGATCGACCTCACGGGGCTCAACGCAGAGCTGGACGCGCTTCAGGCCAAGTTCCCTGTTGTGGGGGACGATATTGCCGCTGACACGATCACCTCGAACAACATCGAGGCCCACACGATCACCGCCCTGGAGATCGCAGCCGACACGATCACGGCCAACGAAATCGCTGCCGACACCATCACTGCGAACGAGATTGCGGCTGACACCATCACCGCGAACGAGATCGCTGCTGACGCGGTGACTGCCAACGAGATCGCTGCCAACACGATCACCGCTGATGAGATCGCCGCCGACGCGGTAACGGCCAACGAGATCGCGGGCCACACGATCACGGCTGCGGAGATCGCAGCCGACACGATTACAGCCAACGAGATCGCAGCCGACACGATCACGGCCAACGAGATCGCAGCCGACACCATCACGGCCAACGAAATTGCAGCCGACACGATCACGGCCAACGAGATCGCCACGGATGCCATCACGGCCAACGAGATCGCTGCTGGGGCCGTCACGGCCCTCGAGATCGCCGCCCTCACCATCACTGGTGACAAGATCGCGGCCGACACGATCGATGTGTCGAAACTGATCATCAGTGACATGACGAACCTCGTCGTCGATGGGTTGCTCACCGACCCCGCGTCCAAGACGTGGTTCGAGATGGGTGCTCCGAACGGGATGACGCGAGTCAAGAACGCAGACGAGCCGGCATATTTGAAGTGCACGAACCAGCTCTGGGGAACGCACATCTTCTTCCGGAACGAGAACATCTTCGAGATCGACGCGACCACCGAGCTCTTCATATCCATGGAGATCTCGACCCCCGCGTCGAACACGGAGGACCTCAAGTTCTACCCGGCTGTCTCGGTCTACGACCAGAACGGCGTCTGGCAGCTTTGGCGCTTAGTGGACGAGGGATATTTCCCCACCCCGCCCAACACGGCGTGGACCAAGATCGAGGCAACTGTCAGGCTCACTGACCCGGCACTTGCCACTGCTCAGTTCAACCCGTTCGTCTTCGATATTGTCGGCGCTGCCGGCACGCAGGAGATCCGCATCCGCAAGGTCACGATGCGCCGCAAGGGTACCGGCAAGCTCATTGTCGATGGCTCAATCCAGGGTAAGGACCTGGAGATCAACACGATCACGGCAGACCAGATCGACACCAACACCCTGACTGGCGACCTGTTCGTCGGCGAGGTGGTCTTTGCCGGCCTCATGAGGGCTGGCGACCTGGACGACAACAGGATCATCATCGGCGGATATTCGGAGATGGGTGCTCGAGGCATCTACACGATCGACAGCAATGGCGATCCAGTCTTCACAGCCCCGACCGATGCGAGCGATGGTGCATATTTGAAGGCCCACCTGGACCTTCTCTCGGCGGACGTGAGGGACAACTTCACGATGCACGGCACCAACAACTCGATCGCCACCGAGGCCGAGCTGACTCTGTCGGCTGGCGTTGAGGCACCCTCAGTTCCGCCCGTCCTTCAGCAGGTCTGGGATCAGGTTCAGTTCAACAAGACAACGGCAGTTCCGCCGCACACCCCGAACCCGGGGTACAACATGGGGACGTTCGCGTTCAACCCTGCGCAGGCAACCTCGATGTGCTTCGACACCACGTGGAGCGCCTGGGTCGTTATTCAGCAGAAGTCGAATGGGTTCCGTGTCTGGCGGTTCACCACAACTGGCGCCATCTTCAACAACATCGCCACCGGCCGCCCTTGGGTGGACGACTACAACGACCGAACCCTCGCTGCGACTTGCTTCAACGACGACCTCAACGGGCTCGCCACGGTATTCAAGTCGGGCGATGACTGGTACGTCTGGGCCCCGAACAACATCAACCGGATTCCGTCTGGCTGGATCCTTGACGGTAAGGGCCCGACCCTTACCTACGACACCGCGGCAAACCAGTACTGCCTCGTGCAGAACAACAACGGCGGTTCGGGCACGATCCACGTTCGACGCTTCACCATCACTTCAGGTGGCAGCTTCCCGAACGCGACCTCGGTTAGCACCAACAACTTCGAGTCGGGGTCGGGTGTTGCTCAGCGGATCAACGGTGCGGTCTTCGGGTCGCAGCTGGGCGTGTCGAGCTCTTGGGCGATCAACCCGGACGAGTACCAGACCGTGAGCACCTACAACGGCAGTGGTACTGCGTACAACGATGAGGGGACCTACCGCAACTGGCTCAAGCCGGGTGCCTCCCTTGGGTTCGCGCACAACGGGACACAGTTCGCTTCGGTGGACTCCGCTGGTGTGCTGACGCTGTACGAAAACTGGACGTGGACGACGCTCGACTCCTACGTCTGGGTTGGCGCTTCGGCTGCTGACACGGATGTGGCAGGCGACACGGCGAACCCGCACGCGGGACAGACGGCAGGCACGCACGAAACTCCTGTCGGGACCATGAAGTCCATCAATCTGTACCGGCGGTCAAAGCTCCAGATCACCATGCCCGAGACCAACGACTCTGGCGGAGCTGATGACCCAGACAAGTGGCGTCTTTACTTCAAGCGCGGTAGCACTGTCGCGCCCACAGACAAGACGCTTCTGAAGCTCATCGGAGACATCGGCTCGCCGACGTCAGCCACAACAATCACCATCACGACTGACCCGACGGGAGGCAACCCTCCAGGCGGAATCAGTGGACAACCCACTGCGCTCAACAACTTCCCTGGGGCAGACCCAGGGCGGATCGAGAGCGCAGCAATCATGGCCGTCGACAGCCTTCCGATTCTCTCGATGAAGGGGGATGGCTCTGGTCGCTGGGGCACCCTGACGGTTGACACGGACGGCAATGCAGTCATCGGTGGAGACACTGGATGGCTTACTCCGTCTTTCGCCTCGCCGTGGACGAACTATGGCTCTCCGTACGCCAACGCGGCATACCGTCGGATTGGCAAGCGAGTCTACCTCCGCGGGTTGGTCAAGGGCACTGGAGCTACGACGGGCGTGATCTTCACGCTCCCGGCCGGCTTCCGGATCACCACCAACGGGATCTTCAATGCCACGGCGGTTCAGGTCTCTGCGTCCTTTGCCGCGACTGGCGACAACCCGGGTAGCTTCACCACGGGTAGTTCCAACAGCCACACCCACTCGGCGAATCCGCCAGCCATGGATGTCAAAACTGTCGTGACGTTCACCAACATCGGTGTTCGAATCGACATCCGGGCCAACGGGGAGATTGCGCACGAGAACTCCTCCGCAGCCAGTGGCACAAACTGGATCTCCCTTGAGGGGCTCTCCTTCCTGGTCGACTGACCAGGTCGTACAAGAACGTCAAAATGGAAGGACAAATGATGACCGAACACGCCCCCGAGCAGCCCACCAACCCGATCTCCGACGCGGAGGTCCGGGCTGCCGAAACTGCCGAGCAGGCTGAGCTGAGCAAAGCTCAGAACGCCCACCTGACGCGCCGCGTCGTGGTCCTTCGGGTCCAGGTGGAGCGCTTCCGCAAGGAGGCCGATGAGGCCCGCCTTCGGATCCACGAGCTGCAGGCAAAGCTGGCGGAGTACGAGCCGGCTCCGGAAGAGACTCCGGAATCCGATCCCGAAAATTCCCCGGAGGGGTAATTCGGTCAAACAATCCTCGGAAGGAGGAGCCATGATCAGCGCCAGCGCAAGTGGCGACTTCGACGACACCGAGGCATTTCTCAAGAAGATGGCAGCGGGCCCCAGTATGTTCGACTCGCTGTCACGCTTTGGGGAGATGGGGCGCTCAGCGCTCGCAGGTGCAACGCCGTTGGATAGCGGTGAGACGGCCAGCTCGTGGTACTACGAGGTGGTTCAGGATGGTAAGTCCTGGAGCATCATCTGGGGGAACTCCCACGTGGTGGATGGCCGTCCCATCGCTATCCTTCTTCAGTTCGGGCACGGCACCCGAAACGGCGGATGGGTTGAGGGCAGGGATTACATCAATCCCGCCCTCGCCCCCGTCCTTGACCAGATGGCAACCGAGGGATGGAAGGTGGTGACCACGGCATGAGTAGTGTTGACAGCAGAATCGTCACAATGAAGTTCGACAACGCGCAGTTCCAGCAGGGTGCAGCAACGACCTTGTCCACGCTGGACAAGCTGAAGCAGTCCATGAACTTCACCAGCACAAGCTCGGCCGCTACCAAGGGTCTGGGCGCAGTTCAGACCGTCCTGGGCAAGTTCGGTCTCAAGAATCCCTTCGCGACCACGCAGCAGGGTCTCACGGACGTCCAGAAGGCCGCACAGGGCCTTGCCGGCCCTCAGGGTGTCGGCGCCATCGAAGGCGGTATCACCGGTATTTCCGGGAAGTTCGTGGCCATGTCCACGATCGCGATCACCGCCCTCACGAACATCACGAACAAGGCGATCAACACGGGAACCGCCCTTGCCAAGTCGCTCACGGTCGACCCCGTCAAGACGGGGCTCGAGGAGTACGAGACCAACCTCAACTCCATTCAGACCATCCTCGCGAACACCAAGGTGTCGGGTGCGAACCTGGACGACGTCAACAAGGCGCTCCAGGAGCTGAACACATATTCCGACAAGACCATCTACAACTTCAGCGAGATGGCCAAGAACATCGGTACCTTCACGGCTGCCGGTGTCGATCTGGACACGGCGACGTCGTCCATCAAGGGTATCGCCAACCTGGCGGCCCTCTCCGGCTCGAACTCCCAGCAGGCCTCGAGCGCTATGTACCAGCTGTCGCAGGAGATCGCGGCAGGCCGAGTCAGCCTCATGGGCTGGAACTCGGTCGTCAACGCGGGCATGGGTGGTTCTACCTTCCAGCGCGCACTGGTGCAGACGGCCCAGAATATGGGTCAGCTCAACGGCAAGACGGTCGAGTTCACCGGCAAGATGAAGAACGCGACCATCGATGGCCAGTCGTTCCGCGACTCCATCATGGCGAAGCCGGGCGAGCAGTCCTGGCTGTCGAGCAAGGTTCTGACCAAGACGCTCGAGCAGTTCACGGGCGATATGTCGGATGCCGAGCTGGCCGCACAGGGCTTCAGCAAGGCTCAGATCAAGGCGATCCAGGACCAGGCGAAGACTGCTGTCGACGCTGCCACCAAGGTCAAGACCCTCAGCGGTGTCATCGACACTGCCAAGGAAGTTGCCGGCTCCGGCTGGGCGCAGACATGGCAGCTCATTTTCGGCGACTTCAAGGAGGCTCGGAAGCTGTTCACCGACGTCAGCAATGGCGTCAACAGCGTTATTTCCGGGTTCTCCGACGCACGCAACGAGCTGTTGGGCGGGTGGAAGGATGCCGGCGGTCGCACCAAGCTGATCGAAGGCCTGGGCAACGCTGTCGAGGCTCTCGGCGCCATATTCGGAACAGTGGGAAAGGCGTGGCGGTCGGTGTTCCCGGCCACGACGGTGGACCAACTGACGGAGATGACGGACCGATTCGTCGAGTTCACGGAGGCGATCAAGCCGAGTGGAGAGACGCTCGAGAATATGCAGCGCACCTTCGCGGGCGTGTTTGCCGTTCTCCACATCGGGTGGACGATCCTCAAGCAGGTTGTGGGTACGGTTCTCGAGCTGGTCGGCGCCGTAGGCTCCGGCTCGGGCGGGATCCTGGAGTTCACTGCGTCTATCGGTGACTTCCTCGTCAACCTCGACAAGGCCATATCCTCAGGCGAGGGTCTGGGTGCTGTCTTCGACGCACTCGGCGCAGTCCTGCAGGTTCCGATCCGACTCGTACAGGCTCTCGGCGGACTTCTCGCCGGGATATTTGCCGGCTTCGACGGCGGCGCCGGCGAGGACGCGGTCGAGACGGTCGACAAGTTCGGCCAGGCTCTGTCTCCGCTGGAGGCCATCGGTGAGCGTCTGAGCGATATCTTCGGCGGGCTGGGTGACCTCCTGGCCACGTTCGGGGAGAAGATCGGTGGTGCTCTGTCGAATATCGGCGGTGCCATCGCTGACGCCTTCGCTGGCGGCGACTACTCGCCTGTCTTCGACGCGCTCAACACGGGTCTGCTCGCAGGCATCGTGCTCCTCATGCGCAAGTTCATGACGAACGGCCTCAACCTGAACCTGGGTGTCGGCGGTAGCCAGGGCATGTTCGGTGGGATCACCGACGCTCTCGGCGAAGTCACGGGGACTCTGCAGGCAATGCAGACGGACCTCAAGGCCAGTGCTCTGCTCAAGATTGCCGCGGCGATCGCCATCCTGGCGGCGTCGATGGTCGTGCTCGCAAGCATCAACTCCAAGGATCTGACCAAGGCCCTCACGGCCATGGCTGTCGGATTCGGCATGCTGATCGGTTCCATGGTTGCCATCGAGTCCCTCACGGGGTTCTTCGGCGGCGTCAAGTTCGCCATCATCTCAGGCGGGTTCATCGCCCTCGCAGGCGCGATCCTCATTCTGTCGGCATCGGTCAAGGTGCTCTCGACGATGTCCTGGGAGGAGCTGGCTAAGGGTCTCGGTGGGGTAGCAGTACTCCTCGCCGCGGTCTCGGCTGCGTCCATTCCGCTCTCGGCCAACGCCGGGGGTATGATCCGTGCGGGTGCTGGTATCGCGGCTATGGCCGTGGGTATCGCCATCCTGGCTGGTGCCGTGAAGATCATGGCGACTCTGAGCTGGGAAGAGATGGGTAAGGGCCTTCTGGGTCTGGCCGGTCTCCTGGTTCTGGTGGCTGCGGCTGCCAACGTCATGCCGGCTAGCCTCATCCTGACCGGGCCTGGTCTCGTCGCCTTCGCTGGCGGTGTGGCAATCCTGGCTGGGGCACTCAAGATCATGGGCAGCATGAACATGGAGGAGATCGGAAAGGGTCTCCTGGCCATGGCCGGTGCACTTACCTTGGTCGCCCTTGCGGTGGCCGCAATCCCGCTGACGATTGTTCTCATCGGGCCTGGGCTTCTGATCGTGGCTGCCGCAATGGTGGTCATGGCCGGGGCCCTCAAGGTCATGGGGAGCATGTCGTGGGAGGAGATCGGTAAGAGCATGGTCGTGCTGTTCGGCGCGCTCGCTCTGCTGGCGCTGGGTCTGACTGCGATGATTGCGGCACTTCCGGGTGCTGCTGCTTTGGTCGTCGCTGCGGCTGCTCTGGCCGTCCTGACCCCTGTTCTGATGGCGCTAGGCGCAATGTCATGGGAGAGCATCCTGAAGGGGCTTGCCGCACTGGCAGGTCTGTTCATCGTCCTTGGTGCAGCCGCATTCATCCTGCAGCCGGTCATCCCGGCCCTTCTGGGGCTTGGTGTGGCCATGCTGATGTTGGGTGCTGGTATCGCACTGGCGGGCGCAGGGCTCTTCCTGGTGGCTACGGCCATCAGCGCTTTGGCCATCGCATGGACCGCGGGCAACGCGATCATAATGGGAGCGATTTCGCAACTTCTGAGCAAGCTTCCGGAGGTTGGTCGCGCCCTTGTCGACATGCTCGTGGCCATGGCAACAGCCATCGCCAAGAACGCACCCAAGTTCCAGGCAGCCTTCGTGGCTGTGCTGACCCAGATGCTCAACGCCGTCATCCTAGTCGTCCCGAAGATCGGGCTAGTCATGACGGTGCTCATCAACACGGCGCTCGGCGTCATCGAGAAGGCGGTCCCCCGGTACGTCACGGCGGGTCTTCGAATTCTGATCGGAATCCTCACCGGCATCGGCAACAATATCGGGCGAGTCGTCACGACGGCAACAACCATCGTGGTGAACTTCCTGAACGCGATCGGACGTAACTCCGGTCGCATCGCACAAGCAGGTGTCAAGATGATCATCAACTTCATCAACGGCATCACCAGGGCCATCAACAAAAACGTCGGTCACCTTCGGGCTGCTGGCTTGAACCTGGCCATGGCAATCGTGAACGGAATGACCGCCGGCCTTCTGGGCGCTGGCGCAAATAGGATCAAGAACGCTGTTGACTCGCTGACGGACAAGATCCCCAGCGGTGTCAAGAAGCTTCTTGGCATCGGCGGTCCTGCGAAGGTTCTTATTCCGTACGGTGAAGGCGTGGGCAAGGGTCTTGCCATCGGTATGAACAGGTCGGAGCGCACGGTGAAGTCCTCGACAGAGGCTCTTGCCGTCATCGCTTCCACCACTCTCGCGCGAGCGATGAGCGACCTGGCAGACACGGTGTACATGGACCCGAACATGAGCCCGACGATCACTCCGGTCCTGGACCTGTCTCAGCTCACTGCCGAGGCGAACAAGATGAGTGGGGTCTTCACGGACCCGACCATCAACCCGGCCGTCTCGTACGCACAGGCAAGCGATATTTCCACCGAGACGCAGGCCTCACAGGCCGCGGCTTGGGACATGGCACTCGCCGCCCAGCAGCCTCGAGACATCAAGATCGAGCAGAACAACCACTCACCCAAGGCGATTGACACTGTCACGCAGTACCGACAGACCAAGAACCTGTTCTCACTGGCGAAGGAGGCGTTGAACGTCGCATGAAATTCAACAAGATTCGACTCCTCGGGGTCACCAACGTCGACCTTCCCATTGTGGGAGCCGATCCCTCAGGCCCATATGTGCTGAAGAGCGCTGACGGCCTGGGGCCTCCCAACCGGACACTGTTTCGGAACAAGACCACGCAAGAGGGTGGCGTGCGTCAAGGGTCACGAGCTGAGGACCGACAGGCAACGATGATTGTCGGTCTTCAGCCGGACTGGGACACAGGACAGACGGCGGAGGAGTTGAGGAGCGAGCTGTATGGGCTCCTCACTCCCCCGTTCGGCCTGCCCGTCGGGATGCACCTGATGCTGGGTGACACCGTGGTGGGCGTGGCTCAGGGCGATATTTCGGCTATGGAGACGGCGATCTTCTCGTCAGACCCGGCCGTTCAGATCGTCCTGGACTGCGACTACCCATATTTCCTCGGGCCGGCGCTGATCTACCAGCTGCCCGACAAGGGGATCGTGTCCGGCAAGTCCTACATCGACGTCGAGAACGACGGAACCGCTCCGGCAGGGTTCTGGATGAAGCTGGTTCTGCAGGAGACTGTGGCCGGCTCCCTTATTCTCTCCGACAACTCGGCCTTCGGGCAGAGCATGGAGATCAAGGGACCCTGGAATGCCGGGGATATTTTCGAGATCGACACCCGGGCAGGACAGCGTGGCGTCTGGCGTGACCCCTCAGGGGCCGGCGGAAAGGCCAGCAAGCTCAACGATCTGACCGCGGCTTCGCCGTGGATCCAGCTCCACAAGGGACCCAACCGGCTCCTTCTGAACAGGACCGCTTTCGACTGGGAGGGTGATGGCTTCGGCCACACCCCCGCGTACTGGGGAGTGTGACATGGACGTAGTTCGCCTAGGGGAGAGGTACACGACTTCCTACATCCCCGACGAGCTCGTCGAGGGATATTCATCCTGCATCTGGACGGAGAGGTTCGCAGCGCCCGGGGAGTTCAAGATCACGACTCCTCACATCGACGCGATGCGAGCCCTCCTTCCAGAGGACACGCTGATCTCCCACCTCGACACGCGCGAGGTGATGATGGTCGAGGACCACGTGATCGAGGTCAACGACGACGGGGTTCCCGAGCTGGTCATCACCGGCCGAGACCTCAAGACGATGCTCGAGCACCGCTATGTCGAGTCGAAGTACCAGAAGAAGCGGAAGATGCGGCACAACTACACCGCGTCGGGCGGCTTGTCCGTTCTGCTCTGGCAGGCATTCTGTAACTCCACTGGTAAGGACGTCACTCGTGGCGACCCGGACCCGTGGGACGAGACAGATGTCTCTGACACCGACTACGACTGGAACACTCTGGATCCGCTTCCGAACGTGGTCGTGTCTGACTCTGTCGTGGACACCGAGGGCGTTGCAAAGCGCTGGTGGCTCAACGAAGGAGTCCTGGGCCCGCAGTTCTTGGTCTTCATGAACAAGTACAAGATCGGCCTGCGCGTGCTTCGTCCTGTCCAGGATGGCGGCATGTTCAAGGTCGTGACTGTTGCCCACACCCCGCTTGCGGATCGCGGCAAGGTGAGTCAGGTCAACACCGATATTTCCACGAAGCTCGCTTTCGACCTGTACAAGGGTGTGAACCGCTCTGAAGATCAGGCCACCAACCCCATCGTTTCCTTCAGCACCCTTCAGGGGGAGCTCGAGTCACCGCAGTACCTGTGGTCGAAGAAGGACTACAAGACGATCGTCGAGGTTATTTCCTCGGTGGGTATCGGCAACCAGGCCCGACCGGGCGAGGGTGGCTGGACCGGGTGGAAGCGCAGGGTGACCCAGCTCGACGCTGGCACCCCCGATACTCCGAACGAGCCTGAGCGACCGAAGGACCCGCGGAAGAACGCGACCAACGCTGAGGTCGACGCTTGGAAGGATGACATCGACGCGTGGAAGATCAAGCACGGCAAGCGGAACACCCGCAAGAACAACATCATTGCGGAGTTCAAGGAAGACGTCTTGGAGGATGCGGCGAACCTGCTCGATATTCACCGCGAAGTTCGCGTTCTGTCAGGGAGTGTTTCCGCATACGCTCCGTTCCAGTACAACGTTCACTACGGCCTTGGCGACAGGGTCAGCATCCATGGCGACTATGGCATGGTTGAGAACATGATCGTCTCCGAGTACGTCCGCACGGACGACATCGACGGCGATCGAGGATATCCAGGGCTAGTGGCCCCGTAGACGGAGAGAGAGTTG